GTAGAGTCTTGCGTTTGCGTTACCACCTTTTGTAAAAACTCCAGTTGCTCCTCCATCTATCCTGTAAGATTGAGAAATTCTTGATATAGAACCAGTAAGAGTTTTATTGCTTGTACTAAGGTCAACAGCATGATTGTGTTGCCCAAACGCTGCTGCCTGTGACGTACCTATTGATCTTCCACTATCAGTTCCCTTACCATTATCAAAACCTCTAACAAATTCTCCTCGAAGATCAGGAACTTCAAAAGTTGTTGACCCATTTCCTGCTCCATATTGCGTTCCAATTACAGCAAATAAAGCAGCATACGTTGTTCTATTAACTGTTTGTCCATTACATTCAAGATAACCTGATGGGATTGTTGCTACTGCCATACAAAATACAGCACCAGATGGTACACCTGTAACAACTGAAAAACTTAATACACCACTACCATCTGTCTGTAAAAACTCTCCAGCATTACCATCGGTAGCTGGCAAGGTAAGACTAACATTTCCTGCTAATGAACTTGGAGATTTTAAAGAAACAAATGGAGCACCACTGCTATCTTGAAATCTAAGAGGTAGTCCATCTGTAATATCTAAGCCAGAATCACTAACTGAAAATCTTTGTGTCCCAGCAGTAGAAAATCCTAAAGAATTAGCACCTGATCTAAACATTCCTGTGTCAGCATCTCCATCAAACGCATAAGCTGGTGTGCCAGCACCCGAAGCATCATCTCCTAGTAACGGACCTGTCATTGTACTTCCAGCTTTTAGCATTAAGCCTAAATTTGCTTCATCTAAATTTCCTACTTCATAAAATGTTGCACTAGCAGCAGCACTGTTACCACTTGTAGCTCTTATCAATAATTTCTTTGGTGTAGTAGAACTGTCAGCCACAAATTCTGCTGGTTGTATTTCTCCAGCACTAGCCTTCGCTCCAAAGTTATTTGATGCAACTGCTGCAAGAGTATTTTGAATATCTAGTCTTACTACCTGACCAGAAGCATTATCTATATTTTTATTACCAACTTGTGCCATTTAAAAAATAATTTCCCCCATTCTACCCTCCTTTGCCGTAACCGACAGCTTGAAATGTAAATTGTTTATCTACGAAACTTGATCCATTTTTAACTTTAATATTAAATCCTGTTCCTGATACACTAGAAAGTTCAAAATAATCTCCACTATCAGCACCTTGTATTGTTATACCGACAGAAGGCAAGAAAGCATTTACTCCTCCCAAGCTTGATGTTCCTGTGAAAAACGGACTTCCAAAAGTTACATCTAACCCAGAACTAGACGTTCCAGATGATAAAGGTGCGGTTGACGTACTTCCTCCACTTACATAACTTCTTTCAGTTCTTGATTCAAGAGCAGCAAAGATACCAAGCTGTTGAATAGAAATATTATGAGCAATACTTTCTGACTTCAAAGTTAATCTAAATTGAAAACCTCTTCCTTTAAATGTTCCGTTTGCAAAAGTATTGAATTGCGTATATGTAGGAGAGCTAGATGGATTATCTTCTGTAGTTCTTACGGCTATTGATGCTGATACATCATTGATTGCAGGACCATCAAAATTACCATTCTGTGCATAGTCATCCCAAAATGTACCTGTAGGTATCAAAACATCTATTGTGTTAGCTGCACCAACAGTAAATCCTATACTCTGAACTAATCGTTGAAGATTTAAAGAAAATACAGCACCAAGATCTACAGTAGATGCAAAATCGTAAGTGCCAGTAAGATTTGAAGATGGATCGCTAAGTTCTAAAGCTCCACCAGATACAGCAACATTAGTTTTTGTTCCTCCAAAGGGTGTAGAGTCTGTATCTTCTCTGTCAGATAATATCCTTTGACTATCAATCAGATCAGGCAAGTCTAATATTACAGAAGTCTCTCCAGTACTGAAGTTTCCTTGGTCATCACGGAATTTAAGAATATACTCTCCATCAAGACTAGGCACAACTGCTTCTGTAGTATTTCCTGCAAGAGCTTCAATCAAATCAATAGAGTTTTGAAACGTGCCAGTACCATCTGTTTTATTGCTATGACGCACATAAACTTTTCCTCCATGTATAACATCAGGATCTGTAGATTCTGTCCATCTAAGTCTTATCAATTTATTCGTAACAGGTTCCATTGTTAGATTTTGAACATCTATTGGAGGATCAGTTTTACCAACAGCGTTAAAGGTTACATCAGTAGAACTTGCTGATAAATTTAAAGCTGCATTAATTGAATAAACTTTTATTTCATAAGGTCCAGCAACAGTATCTAATATTTCAAAGTCAGTTCTAAACACAGTTTGAGATACCCAATTTGTATTGTTAAATCTGTATTGAACTAAATATTGACTTACACCTGTAACATTTATCCAAGAAATAATTAATTTGGTTCGTGCAACTGCGTTTATAACTACAACTCTTTCGTCAACTGTTACGTTTGAAGGGGGATCTTTAAGTTGATTTAGCAGTGATACATTTCTTGTTGGCAAAGAAATACCCTGTTCAATATTGGCATATTTACCAGACACATAAGTAAGAGCAGTTATTGCATAATTAATTCCATCTTGTTCTTGAATACTAACTACCCTATATGTTTGTGCTTCTAAAGTTGAACTTTGTAAAAGCCAGATGCTATTTGCATTTGGGGTTTGACCAAGAGCAGAATCTAATGTAATTACGCTTCCAACAATACCTGTTACATTTTTAGTTTCTATACTTCCATCAGGCAAAATTACACTACACTTTTTGTTAGTTCCAGTAAAAGTATCTAAGTTTTCAACATTATCAACAGTTATTTGAGTTGTTGTTGCGGTGTTTATTCTTCCTGATCTTCTTTCTCCTGCTCTAACTGGATCATTAATTGAAATAACAGCACCAGGTCTAACAATCGCACCAGCATCCATAGAAACACTAAAGTTTACTATTTCTGATTCTTGTTGCTCACTAAATAGTATTGCTTTTCCAAGTCTTTGTGCCTGACCACGAGATGTTATACCAAAACCTCGCACATCTTTTTTGACAATTCCTAACTTGGCTTGTGCAGATGTATCTTCAACAACCTCATAATCTATTTCTCTACTGTCCATATTAAAATAAGCAACGCTTATAACAGTATGTCTTTGCTTCAAACTACTACCAGAATAAGCAAATCCACCCTCCGCAACATTTGCCAAACTAAATAAATAACTTGGATCAGTAGGTCTATCTTGTGCCAAACTTATCTTTCCAGCAGACCAAATAGGATAAGCTCTCATAACTCCACCTATTTCATTTATCAGACTAAATGCCTCTTTCGATCCTTGAATATTTGCATTAAAACTAAATCTTGCTTCCTGACCTCCAAAACCATCACTTACTAATTCATTTGCATATTTACTCGCTTCAATAAAAGAATACAAGTCAATATCATTATCGGAAATATGTGTACCAAAACCATATCTTTCGGTAGTTAATAAATCTATTAACGCCATAGCAGGACATGAGTTCCATACCGCAGCACCCATAGTTCCATTAAATATATAACCAGTTGGGTAAATTATTCTTCCTGTTTGTAAATCTACAGTTGGTGTTCCCGAACTTGATGCTCCTGCTCCTGGTATTCTTGTTTTAATACCACGAATACGAAATGCTCTTTGTGGAATACTGCTAAACTGTTCTGAATCAAATCTAAGATTCATATATGCACTATTTGGATAGTCTTGTTTATCATCAATTATTTCTGTAATCGTAGTCCAATTAAAAGCATCAACTAACTGCCCACCAGGAGTAGCATCTGCTGTTACTCTTACAACTTTTATATCAACAGGAAAAGCACCAGTAAAATCTACTCTGTAATCTTTTTGGTACGCATCAGCAGTTCTTCCTTTTACTGTGTCAGATATTATATCTGAAAAACCACCACCATTATATTGAACTTGAATTTTTAGAGAAACAGAACTACCTAATATATCTCCTTCATCATTTGTCTTTTGTATAGAAGGAAAAGTAACTGTTATTCTTGCTGCATCAACTTGAGTATTGGTTATTTGTCTAGTAACACCACCTCCAGCAGCAGTAACTTCGACACCAACAGATGAAGATGATTGAGAACCAACAATACCAGCTACATGATTTTGACTTGCTGTTCCAAATCTAGGTGTTAACTCAACATCTTGAAAATTAAAATCTGATGTACTTGGACTTGTATTACTGGCAGTGGATGTAAGTACAGGAGTATTGTCTAAGATAATATCTTTTAAACCAGCATTATTATATGTTTCAGTTCCTCTAGTTAATCCTGCTTTTGATGGTGTTGCGAAACCTTCTATTTCTCCTTCAGATATTAAATCTTGAACAGTAGCAAACTGTTTACTATTTAAAGTATCAGGTTCTCTTGTAGGCTTTCTATTCCTATCTCTACCACCACCAGAGCCAATAATATACTTAGTCATGCGTGTACCTGATCAGTGTCTATGCCAGCAGAAATTACAACAGATCCAGTTACCATTTCTCCATACACTATAGGTACGCTAGTTCCAGCCCTTGAAGTATTCTGAACACCACTAAAACTAAATGATATTCTAGGGTCTTGATCGTTTTCAAAATCTTCTGGTTGCTCTTGCGGAAATAATATATTACTTACACCTGTAAGAAGTAATCCAAGGCCAATATTACCTATACTTGCCATTAATGGACTTGCAAGCTGTCCACCCCTAGCAACAAACTGTAGTCCTACCATACCCGAACCAGGTGCTATTATAGCTGCTCCAACTAAAGCAACTCCTAAAATCATTCTGCCAGTATTACCTCCTGCTCCAGATATTATAGGCACTATACTTACTTCGCTTTTGCCAATCGGGTAATGTATTTCATCAGTGGTTAATTCTTCTTTATCAACTAAAACTTTATAATGTCTACTTGCCATATATGCTTCTACTTTTGGAAAATTACAAATAAGAAACTTAATTGCATCAGCAGTTGAATGGATTACAGCTTCTAATTCTTTATGGCCGACAAAATCAGCTAAATCTCCATAAAGTTTAACTTTCGTGAGCATAACGTAACCTCTTACCTGTACATTTTAATAACCATTCAGAGTAAGGCTCTTTACAAGATAGTCTATCTGTTAAATGATGTAAAACCATACCATCTAAAAAAATAGCCACATGATTTAACCCAGGTGATCCAATAGACATCAATAAAGCATCTCCATTTTGTAAAGGCTCATTATGTCTTAGTTCTCTAAAACCAGTTCTCCACGCACATTGTTCAAACAAAGGATTTAATAAAAATTCTTCTGGTGTTGTAGGTCTAGTCCAATCTTTAAGTTTTATATTTCTTTCTTGTTTATACCAATCGACAACTAAACTCCAGCAATCAGTAACTCCCCAAACCCACGGCCTACCTAACAACTCTGGAACGTAGCCCTCTGGAATACACTCTGCCCACTCTTCTGTTTTTGGGTTAACAATATACCAAGGTAAATTACTACTTTCACAACTAATTTTATCTGCTTGGCTAGGAGTAGGAGGTGTTATCGGGTGACTATGAACAACACCTATAATCTCACCTGTATTATCTGCCTTTACATAATCTTCTGGGTCAATAATAAAACATTGATAATCTGTTATTGAAAGATTACGACAAGGATAATATTTTTCTTTACCCCTTACATTTAAAAGCAAACCACAAGATTCTTTGGGATCTTCTCGTTGAGCATGAAGTAATGCTTTGTATTTCCAAGTCATTAATTAAACGTGCCAATAGAAGGAAATATGGAGCGAGTGCATTGTCTTTTGGGAGCACGAACCCCAGCTAAATCCCAAACTTGAGCTAATTCTAATTCTACAATATCTCTGTTTTCTGTTGCTTTTCTGTCAACAACATATATTTCTCTTTTAAATTCAGCAGTAGGATCAGCAGTTGCGTTTGTATTTCCAGAAAAGTTAACAGCATCTAAAAACTTTGCCATTGTTCTAATTCGAGTAACTGTAGATCCTGTTAAATCATTTCCTGCTGTGGTTTGATTTACTGTTAATAATATTGCTGACATTGTTCCTAAAGCATTACTGATTTTCATTTTTGGTCTAGGTAACTGTCCACGTTGAAAAGCAAATCCTGTTACTTCTACTGGAAATCTTAAATAAGAATTACCAGCCCAAACTATTTCTCCATTAGCATTTAAATTTGAACCAGAATGAAATCTATAAATTGTTGTTGCACCATGTAAAGAATTATCTAATTGAAGCGAAAACAACTCAATGATTGCAGATGGATTCGTCTTTTGTATTTCATCAAATACTTTAGTTGTACTCATGGTTCAAATACTTCTCTAAATGTTGTTTGTATTGTTGCTCTATTTAAATATGGTATTGTTTTGGTCCAGCTTTGACATACAAATTTAGAGGAACTTGCTTCACCAGGTGGAGTAAAATCAAAGCTCGCACCATCTTCAGCACGGGCATCAAGGAATGTTTCTATGGTGTCTGCATCTGTTTCAGATACTTCAAAAGTAAATGTAAATGTTTTTGGATTTTGATGGGCAGCCAATCCAAATAATATTCGATGTTCATATCCATCTTGAAATTTTACTGTTTTTACTTTAGGTGCAGATTTTTTTTGTTGACCATATCTAGGTGTGATGGAAGGAAAAGTAGCCATTATGCAAGTAAACCTCCTGGTCTTTGCTGATTTACTATCTCAGATTGTACTGCTGCTGAAATAACTCTGCCAAGTTCAGCACTCCTACCCTCATCTCCCTGTACAGAAGAACTGTTAGCATCTACATTTACAACTACATTTGTTGAACCACCGAGTTGATTATTGGGTGTAATCATTCCAGAACTGTTTGGTGTAAATAATTCTGGTCCACGTTCTCCTACTATATAGCTTTTTCCTCCTGCTACTGGTCCTCCTTGTGCTCTATTAGGAAGTATTTTAGACATTACGTTGTCCACACCAGAACTTATTAATGATTTTGCTATTTGATTAAATACTGAACGAGCAACATCTCCTAAAGTTTTAGTTCCCTCAATAGCTCCCATAATTGCATCAGTAACTCCAGATCTTATAGTTTCAGCTATTTCATTGTAAAGATCTTTTGTTTTTTGTAACTGTTTTTGCTCCTCATCTAAAGCATATAATTTTTCTAATTTCGCTTCTATTTGCTCTCTTGTTAAATCAGTAGTGCCTTTCATTATTTCTTGTATTCTCATTTCTATTTCAAAATCTTTTTCCGAAAGTTCATTTTTTAATGTAGCTTTTTCTATTTCTTTATCTAAATCTGCTAAACGATCTATACCAAGTTGTTGTTTTGGTGTTATTTTTGTACCAGGTTTGCCTCCAGAAATAGCGTTAGGTGTTTGTTGAAATCTTTTCAACATTTCTTCCATTATTGATGTTGTGATCGGTCCAGAACTTTTACCTCTTGTTCCTCTTAATTCTTTTAATTGTTCTTCAAAAAATTCTTTTTGCGATCCTTTTAAACTGTTTCTAAACTCTCTAAATTGCCCTGCCGTTGCATCGGCTTTTAAACTTTTGTTTAAAAAACTTAATAAATCAGCTAAAGGACCAGCTATAAACGCATCAAATTTAGTTTTTAATATACCCATAAGTCTATTAAACTCGCTTGATACCTCATTTAATTTGTTTAAATTTTGTACTCCTTTACTTCCTATTATTTGCTGGTACTCATTAGATAGTAAGTTATTTAATTCTTGTACTTTACCTTGTCTTTCTAGTTGACGAGCTAATTCTTCAGTTTCGTGCGATGTAAATAAAGATCGTTCCCTTGCAAGTTCTAACTTTCCATTTAAAGTTCCCATTTTTTCGGCTGTTTCAAGAGATGCTTGACCGATTTGTTGTAGTTGAGAAACTAATGCTGTAGCTGCAATAGAACCAGCAAAACCACCTCCAGGACTAAGTGCTTCACCGATTCCACCACCAATAGCACCTGGTATGGCCTGTCCTATTCCACCTCCAAATAACAATGGAAAACCACCACCAATCGCAGCACTTTTTATAATTCCCTCTCTTCTACTTTTACTTAATCTCTGTTGTTTTTCTTTTTCTCTAGCTATTCTTTTTTCTTCAGCAACCCTTTCTTTTGCTAATCGTAAAGATTCTGCTTCTTGTAAAGTTAATAATTGTGCTTCTTTTACTAAATTTTTTGCAGTTTGGAACTTACCAGCTTTAGCTAGTTTCTCTGCTTTATCTAATTTATTTCTTCTTTTTGCTGTTTCTAGTCCAAACCTATCTAACTCATTTAGTTTATTTCTTGTACTTTCAATAGATTTTAATACAGTTAATTCTCTACCTCTTTTAAATATAGG